AAGTCCTCCAGCACCGCCACCGCCATGAGTATTTCCTGAAGTACCACCACCACCTGCTCCACCACCTGCGACTACAAGAAAATCAACGGGAAAACTAGAATCAAACGCTCCTCTTGCACCAGTCAAAGTTATATTTCCAGTTGTCAAAGCAGAGACTTGAGACCCAGGAATCATGATGCGTTGTAATCCTAGATGTGTTGTCATTTACTCACCTACCAAATCTGAAAATAGAGTTTCTTTATTCATAAAGTATTTCATTAGATGGCGTACCTAACTATGACAATTCCTGAACCACCATTACCTGCGGCTTGGTTTTCATTACCCGAACCTCCGCCACCACCGCCAGTATTAGGTACACCCGAATAACCTCTAAAATTATCAGCACTACCACCACCACCTGCTCCACCAACACCACCTGAAGTTGCTTGACCCTGTGCGCCACCGCCACCGCCACCGCCAGCATAATAACCACTTACACCTGTTGTAGTTGCGGTTGCAAAGGCTGTAATTTGTACACCAGCGCCACCATCACCACGCACAGTACTTGTTCCAGCAACACCAACTGCTCCCGCACCACCGCCACCGCCACCTTGATTAGAATTACTTGCAGAGCCATTACCACCTGCAAAACCTTGATTAGCCGTTCCAGCACCGCCAGCAGGACTATTTTCACTACCAGCCGCACCACCGCCTGAACCACCAGTTGCACCTGTATTAGAAATTCCTCTTACGCCACCACCGCCACCACCAGTTGAAGTAATTGTTGAAAATACAGAATTGTTACCACTTACTCTTGTATTTTGAGTAGCCGCACCACCAGCACCAACGGTAACTGTGTACGCCTGAGCAGTTAAAGATAATGCAGATTCTAAAGAACCGCCTCCACCAGTTGTACCAACTGTTGAACGAAGTCCTCCAGCACCACCGCCACCGCCAGTTCCATTGTCACTAATACCACCCGCACCGCCTCCTGCAACTACTAAATAATCAGCAGTTAAAGATTGGTTTGGAGTAAATGTGCCTGAACTAGCAAACACATGGTAAAAATAAGTTCCATCATTAAATATGTATCCACCAGTTGCTTTTGCTCCCGTTGCAGATGGGGTAGTATTAAAAATACCTGATGCTATAAATGTATGGATTGTATTTGTTCCATCATTAGTTACAACTCCACCAAATGCTCTTTGTGTAAGTCCTGAGTAGCGAGCAATTACAATTCCCGAGCCACCTGAGCCACCCCTTACGGCAATAGTAGTTCCTTGACCGCCACCGCCACCGCCACCTGTATTAGCCGTGCCTGGTAATCCAACAGCGTTATTAGATTGTCCAGCATTACCACCACCACCAGCGCCACCAAGACCGCCTAAGTTTCCTGAACCAGCACCACCGCCTCCGCCACCACCTGCGTAAGTTACGGATGAACCTGAAATTGCTACTGCAACTCCAGCACCACCATTACCACCAGCGCCTACACTTGAATTGTTTGAACCTACGGCTCCTGCTCCACCGCCACCTGAGCCACCTTGATTAGATGCTGATGCATAATTACCACCAGCAAAACCTTGGTTAGCAGTTCCAGCGGCACCATTACCCGCACCCGAAGCACCACCACCCGAGCCACCTGAGCCTGGTGTTCCATCGCCAAGTGCTGAAAAACCACCGCCAGTTGAAGTAATAGTTGAAAAAACAGAGTCACTTCCTGCTGTTCCATTTTGAGGATTAGCGGCACCATTTGGACCACCTGCGCCAACTGTTACAGTAAATGCAGTATTAAATGCCATACTTAAAGGAGACTCTAAAGTGCCACCGCCACCAGTTGCGGTAACTGTTGAACGAAGTCCACCCGCACCACCACCACCTGCTCTTGAAAATCCTGCACCACCGCCACCAGCAACTACTAAATAATCAACGGCTAGAGCCGACTCAAACGCTCCTTTAGCAGAAGGCGTGGTGATAGCACCCGTCAGTAAAGATGAAATTTGAACTGACGGGTTCGCTCCTAATAGACGACTAGGGAGTGACATTTGTACCCCTTATGCGGTAGCGACTCGGTTTACAAATCCGTGGATTGTTACAACATTTGTTGTTCCAGCGTAAGCCTTTACAATCAAAGAGTTGCGAAGAACAAGGTCAGGAAGAACAAGAGTTAGACCTGATGTTGCTGGAATAGATAACTTAATGTCATCATCTACCGAGGTTGTTCCACCCCATTGAACTGTTAAGTTTACTGCTGATGCGCTTGAGTTATATGCGTATAGCGTAATAACATCGCAATCAGTTGTTGATGAAGTTGCGGTGTGGATAGTATCGCCAGCAGAAGAAGTAGCGGCTACTTTAATTCCACGCCCATGAGTTGAACCCGATAGCGGGATTCTTGATACTGTTGTTGCCATTTATTTTCTCCTTAAGCGAATACCTGCACCGCAAAGGCGAAGGCTTGGTCGTTGGCTGTTGTACCTGCCGCTGGAGTTGCCCACTCAGGGATTCCACCAGCCGATACAGTCAAAGTTTGTCCTGATGTACCGATGCCGAGTCTAGCAGGAGTGTTTGCTCCTGATGCGTAGATTGTGTCACCAGTAGTTGTTAAAAGTGAATTAGCAATAACATTTCCAGCCAATGCAACTGTTCCTGTTGCATCAGGGAAAGTAATTGTTCTATCAGCAGTTGGGTCTGTGATTGCTAAAGTTGTTTCAAAATCATTTGCTGTTGCACCCTCAAAAACAACTGAGCCATCATTAAATACTGCTCCAGTTATTGTTGGGCTTGTTAAAGTTGCGCTTGTAACTGTTGTAATTGCAGTCAAATTGCCAGTAGTAACAACCGTTCCAGTTACATCGGGAAGGGTAATTGTGCGGTCAGCGGTTGGGTCTCCAGCCGTAATGGTTGTTTCAAAATCGTTAGCAGTTGTTCCTTCAAGAACAATGTTGTTGCCAAACTTAATCTCAAGACCAGCCTGAGCGCCTGTAAATGTTGCGTTGTTAATTACTGGTGCTTCAAGTGTTTTGTTGCTAAGGGTGGCTACCGCATCAGCGGTTACGCCAGCGCCTCCGTTAGTGGTTATTGCCATATTATGCTATCTCGCTTCCGAACGCATTGAAAGACATAGTTGATGCTGATGCGTAAACACTCACTACATCTGAAGCATCAATAGTTAGACCTAGTGTGTAAGCCGCTGTGGTATTGGCTTGAATTGTTGCATCGTATACAACATAGTGTTCAGGAGCGACTGACGCTCCATTTGGACGAACTGCAATTCTGTATGTACCTGAAGTACCCGCTTGATTACAAATCGTAATGGTTGAGATAACCGTTTGTGTTGAGGCAGGACAGGTGTACAGAGTTGTTAGCGTCGTGGCTGAGGGATTGGATTGACCCAATACCTTGTAAGTAGTTGCCATGCGGTTATCCTCCGATTAGAAGTAATGGACTGATTGTACCAGTCGCAGTATTGGTGGCTGTTGTTGCACTTGCGGAAGCCGCTGACTCATAGCCTTGAGCGGTAGTTACAAAGTTGGCAATATCAGCGCCATCTAAACTGTAAGTACCAGCGGTTAAGGCGGTATAGGTAGCAAACGCAGTATCTAACGCTGTATATGTAGCGTATGTACTTGGGATGTACCAATACTTGCCCGTAGCAAGAATTTTGTCTGTTGTTTGATTGATTTCTACATCAAGGGCATCAATATCTGCCTCTAGTGCGTTCCAAGATGTTTGGTCAATAGCCTGAGTGAATGTATCGCTTAATGTAGGAGTTGGGCTTAAATCTGCTAAATCTAAAGAGCCTACGGTGTCATAAGGAACTGAAATTGTGTAGGTGCGACCCCCAGGAAAAGATTCTTCGACTGTGTAGGTAAAAGGAATTGGAACGGTGTCAGGGTCATTTGTAGCAGGTAGGGTTACTGTAAAAGCACCACTACTTAGACCCACAACAACACTTGATGGGGCAATCATTTGGTCATCTGTACCGTTACGGATTACATCGCCCAAGGTAAATCTGACCTGACCTTGAATTGGGTTGCCTTCAAAATCTACATAATTACCAGTAATTTGAACTGTGGTTAAACTCGGTGCGAGCGCCATTTATGCACCTACCAAAAAGAACAAATCAAATTTTTCAGCAACAGCATTTTCCGCTGTTTGTTTGTGAACTAAAGTGTTATCAACCGCAAGGTCAAGGGCATCTGCGTTTGTTTCAGCGCTGTCTGTCGTTACTTCAAGTTCTGTCAATAAAGCGTTATAGGTTGTGTAATCGGCTATGGGTACATACGGCTCTGCCACTTTAGACTCCCATCAACATAAATTGATTTGAATTATAGTTACTCAATGAACCAGCCGCTTTGGAGGCATCTGAAGCGTAGGTCTCTGCATCATCAACATATTCATCGGCATCTACCACAATTACACGGATGCCCTCAGCATCGTTGTAACGGGCTAATAGAGCCTGATAAGCGTCTACTGACACATAACTAGCGGCGTCCGCTGAAGATAGCGCAGGAAGTAAATCTGCAAGGTTTTGAGTGGTTCCTGCTACTGATAGTGGCAAAGAAATTTGAATAGTTCTACCACCAGTAAAGTTTTCTTCGATGGTATAAATAAAAGGTTGAGGTGTTACATCTGTATCGCTTGTTACGGGTAAAACAACACTAAAAGAACCTGTTGAATCAAAAGTCTTTTGAATTACAACTGGGATTAAAATTACATTGGCTGTAACTTCTTTTAGGATTGTTTGAGGTGTGAAGTTGATTGAACCACGAACAGGGTTACCAACTAAATCGACATAGGTACCTACAACAGTACAGGTCGAGAGCGATGCAGGTAACGCCATTTATCAGGTGCCTTGACGAATGATATTTACGGTTTGTGTACCTGTTGTGACTACTGCATATAGTTTTTCGTCATCTTGCAACTCAACAGAAAAATTTGTATCTGCCTTAAGCAAGTAACCGTAACTTGTTGTAGTTACGCCTTCTCCGCCGAGGTAAACATCTACCCCACCTGAAGGATTTTGAACATTGATGGTCTGACCGTCTTTGCCATCATAATCTGAAGTGAGTTTAGTAGCGGTAGTTCCTACTGAAACTCTTGCGTGTGATACTGCCATGTAAACTCCTAAGAAAAGAAAGGGCGACTTATTTTACCAAGTCGCCCTTCGCACTATTCAGCAACTTCTTTTGTTTTCTTTGTAGCCTTTGGCTTTGGAGCCTCTGCTACTTCTTCAACTACATCTCCTTCAATCAATTTGATGTAACGGTTGTTAGCCAATGCCTTAGCATGGCGCCAACCTTTGACTTCTACGATGTCTCCAGCCACAAGTTTGCGACCATCAACAATCATTGATTTAAGAATTTGTGCTTTCATATTATTCAGTTGTATCAATCCAGCAATATGAGAATGTTGCTGAGGCTTGGTTGATTGCTTCTGCGGTTGGATTGTAAAGATAAATTGTTACTGTATCTGCCGCTGTAACAGCCGCTCCAGCAAAAATTAAATCATCGTTCAAATCTGATGGTGGGTTCACAATAATGATGTCGGTTGTTGCCGCACCAGTTAGTGTGAAAGTTGTTCCACCACGGGTTGTTGCGTTAAGTGAAGCAGGGTCGATTGCTACTGTACCGAATTCGATACCGTAAACCATATCGTTGTCGCCAATTTGTAGAGCGCCAACTGCCGCTTCGCCTTTTGTAAGTCTGTTTACTAATGCCATTTTTTCTCCTAAATAAAGGAAGGGAGTGAGACCATAAAAAGTCCCACCCCCTTCGTTTGACTAATTAAGCGACGATGGTATTCCAAAAGTAGCCAAGGTCAGAAGAAATAACTTTGTTATCAAAAGCGATTTCTGCTTCTACTCGGTCTGACTTAATGGATTCCATGCGGAACTGTGATGTTCCGATAGTTGCACCTAATCCGCCTGATACGCCAGTCCATGAGAATGTGTATCCAGCAGAAGGGGTTAATAGTCCAGGCTGTGGAGCAACATGGCAAAGAAGAGCCTTCTTACCATGAGCAAATCCGTATGCTTCAGTAGCACCTTCATTGTTTGTTGCCTTAACTGCCTTAGCAACCATAACTCGAGGGATGTCAAACATTGCGGCTAACATGTCGGTTGTGATTGTTTGTGAAGATGTGTACTTGATGCGGTCTACTAGGTCAGGGTGATTCTTTAGTGACTTGAATACATCGTATCCAAGAACCAAAGTGTTTGCTTCCATTCCTGTATTTCCAAGGATTTCAGCCTTTCCAGCCTCAATATCTGAGATTGGGTCGGATGATGTGTAATCAGACCATTGCTTTGTCTCACCTGAAGATGGGGCGCCAGCAACACCTGTTACATCGTCAGCCCATACACCAGTTCCGAAGAAATCGGATACCCATTGTAGTTCACGACGAAGCATCAAACGACGAGTAACGAACTCTGTTGCCTCACGAAGAGGGTTTAGAGGAGCGTCTGCGTTTGCAACAGTTTGGTCATCAACATCTTTATGGAAAGCCCATACATCTGCTGAATATGTTCCTGTTGATAGGTTGTAACCGCCACCTGCGGATTCAGTTCCAGGCGCACGGCGTTGAGCCTCGTCACGGAACCAATCGTTCTTGGTGTAAGTAAAGTATTTATCGCTCTTCTTATCGACAGGAATTACTGGGAATACCTTGTCAGCGATAAAGTTATCTTGGTTCTGTAAATATGCAACCGAGATATTTGTAAGAATTGCGTCCACATGGACGGAGTTAATGTTTGGCTGTGGCATTTATTTTTCCCCCTTATGCCGCTCTGCCTGGATTAGCGCAGTTAATTACGGCTGTGACGATGTTTCCATCTGCCGCAGATTCGGTCAGAAGAGTTCCAACAACATACTTGGTTGTATCAGTACCAGCAACTAAAGCAACTGCCTTACCTGTGGTTCCTGTACCAACAAGTGCGCCTTCGCCGATTGCCGCTCCCGCAACAATCTTTGTTCCACCGACAACAAGCACTTCTGCTTCCTGTCCTGAAGTTGGAGCATTTTGTAGTACGCCGATTGGAATATCAGTAGCGCCTGATGCGGCGACTGCTTGTCCTGATGAATCCAACTTGACGAATGTGTATTGCTTACTGGAAAGGTCGGCACCTGCAACGAGGGTGACCTTTACCGAGTAGTTAGAGATTTCGTATGCCATGTTTTAGGCACCTTTCTCGGATAGGTATTGGCTGTAAAGGTCAGGGTTTTTTGACGCAACATCAGCCATCGCCTGAGCGAATGACTTTGCTACACCCTCTTCAACGGCAGACTTAGCAAGCGTAGTCATACGCTCATAAGCATTGCCTGATTTGAAGTCCGCAGATTTGCCGATTTCTGCAAAAATAGATGCTGATTCTGCTTGAGCGTTTACTGAAGAAAGAACTTCTTCAATGCTCTTTGCTAACTCTGAATCAGTTTCGGACAAACGACGAAGCGCTGGTCCAACTTTCTCTGCATCGAAGTTGAGGTTAGCCCAACCCTTTGCTTTTTCAACGGCTTGAGCATCGGCACGGGCTTCACGCTCTTTGCGTAATTCAGCGGTTGCCTCCTCTGCCTGTTTTCTCAAGTCTTCAATCATCTTAACAACTGGAGCAGGAGCGGACTTCATGTAGTCCTCTTCTTCCTTCTTTGGTTCCTTTGAGTCTTGACCCATCGCCATTTCAACTTCCAATTCAGGCTTTTCTTCCTTTTCGGCGAGTTTGGCTTCGAGTTCTGCGATACGGGCTTGAGCCGCCGCTAGTTCTTCCTCAACGGTTTTTTCAACCTTATCTTCAGTTGCCTCGGTAGTTTTCATATCCTCCATGTTGGAGTCCTCCTCGGTCAGCGATTTGTCGAGAACCCTCTGAACTTCAGATTCGGAGGCTGACTTCATTACAAGCCAACCCTCATGTAGATGCGCTGGATGGTCTACGCCACTCGTTTCCTCGATGGCTAAATTCACCATTTTACGAGTACGGGGTTTTGACAATTTATGCTCCTAACAAACTAGAGGAAAGTCTTTTAGCATAGGGCTAATAAAACTAACCTCGGGTCTTGACAGATGAAGAATACCATAAGTGTAATTCGAGCCTATTTATTGGTTAGTTAGAACCCTTGTCTTTGCTAAGGCTTGAATCAAATTAGGGGCAATCCACATAGAAAATGGATTTTCGCTTTGCCAAAATCTAGCCATCCTGAAGTGGTAGTCCTCTTGGTCAATCTTTGCCCATATAAAAAATGCTTGGGTGTCATTGGGTAGATAAACCTGCAACCCTGAATACCCAGGCGGGGTTGAAACTTTAGTTACGGTTAAATTCATTGCAGTCAGAACATCTACGGTGTCATCAATAATTGTTTTACTCATGTTTTTTTCCTAGGTCTTAAATCCATAGTGTCCATGTACTTCGGGTCATCATAATCTAAATCTTCAAACTCACCCTCAGAATCATCTTTGTATGGAGTGAAATTTGGTTTTAGATTTTTTGGTTCTGAAGAATCTTCTCCCTCAGAGTCATCACCTTGGCGCCAGTCACCATGACTTGATTGGTCATGGTCACCATGCTTCTCAATCTCTACTTTTTTTTTAGAGTAGAAACCTTATGTCCAACTTTAGTGTCAGTTGGTTTTCCATCACGGTATAAAACAATTAAAGCGGCAGGGTCTTCTTCAGTTCCTTGAATGTTAAAAGATGAATCAGGTACATTGATGCGACCTGAACGAGCAATTCTTAAAACTTTACCTTCTGCTTTACCACCTGAAGAATTCCAAGAAACCATATCTCCGACAGATACAGCCTTGTTGAATGGTAACTCATTTACTGCTTTACTAATTGCAGAACCCATACGACGCATAGATTCTTGCACCATAGATTTTGCATAGCCACTTAAACCTTTGAAACCAAACTTTTTTACATCCGCCTCAATCATCTTAAATTCTGCTTCGTCCATACCAGCCAAAGGTCCTTTGCGAAGTTCACCTAAAATTCTAAGGTCTTTTTTCATTTGTTTTCTTCCTTCTTTGGCTTTTTCTTGGACGGAGACATTATTGTATCAATATGTACATCGGAGACTGTTGGGTCGCCTTTTTCAACATCAATATCGACAAATAATCTTTCGGCTTTTCCACCAATAGAGTATCCACGAATCTTACCTTCGCTCACCATTTCCCAAGCCCAAGGCTCCCAAATAACTCCTAGGAAAACTGTGTTTGGTGGATAAGTGTGTTGCATCTCTTGACCCTCGGGGGTTTTGATTGGAACTGTTAGTGAATATGGAAAAGCCATAACTTCTACCCATTCACCAGCAACAACATCTTTGTTATGTTGTAAACGAATACGGCGGTCATTGCTTCTTACATAATCCCAAACTGCTCTTTGTAATTCATCTGAATCTGTCCACTCTCCATGAGCATCTTCCATATCAGGGATATACATTGCGCCAAGTGTGTAACGCTTTTCGCCCTCTGCTTTTTGTAAATCAAATTTACCTAAAGCCTTTGTAGCCTCTTCAGTAAATGCTTGAGGAAAAATTTGACGGGCTACATCTTCAGTAAGTTCCTGAAAATCGCCTTCGCCTTGGCTTAAATATCTGACAACATCTGCATCAGGATTATCTACCCAAGAATTCTTTCTTGAATCCCATCTATCTTCAGTAATAGTGGTATCGCCTACTTCAAAACGATAGATGTTTACCGCTTTGTTGTCTGCGCCTAGTTTTGCAAAATACCGCATACGGCTACACCCTCTCTCGTTATTCTCCACATTATATCAACCCCAGTTGATTTTATCAACCCTGCTTGTTGTGCGGTTTCAAAAGTTTGGACAACTAAAGTTCCGATAGTTAAAAGTTTTGCTGTATTAGCAGGTCTTGGAATTGATTTAGCGGTTTCAGTCATTTTGTCCCAAAGACTTCTGCGCTCTGCATTATCTTTTGACACACGATATTTTTCGTAATCATCATGTAATCCAACTTCTTTAATTTTATGTGATGTTGGAGTATGTAGTTGTAGTTCTACCTTGACACCCTCTTTGCTCAACTTAATGTTGGTGCCATCGTAAGGGTCACCTGCTTGCCAAAAGTTTTTGACTGATTCAACTTTCCAACCAGTTTCTTTTAATGTGTCAAGAGTTTTTTCTACACCGTCTGTGTAATCAGATTCATCAACATTTAATGTGTAGCGAACTGCATCAGAAATTGCGTTAGCCGCTTTCTCTCTATCTCCACCATGGTCTTTTTCTGCGTCTTGGTCAATCTTGCGAGCAAGAGAATCGGTAGATTTAAGTCTTTCAGTAAGAGAACTTTTGCCATCAACCTCAGCGAATTCCGCATTTATATTTTTAGCAATACCTTCCATTAAGCCTGTAATTACTGGCTCAACTGCCTCAGCATCTCTTCGTAATCTCTCGGCTTGTTTAACTGCTTCAGGGCTTCGCTCTGCACTTGGTTTTTTATCAGGGGATAAAGCGGTGCGACTAGATGAGCCGTCAGTTTCTCCGCCACTTCCGCCACCAGCCCAAGCGCCATGTGAGGCTTGGTCATGCTCTCCGTGCTTTTTAACTTTGTTTTCATAACGCTCCACCATGGATTCAGCCCAAGCGAATCCTGCATCTCCTCCCCAAGCATCCCATGAAACTCTTCCAGCGCTAGGGAATCCCTTTTCGCCACGATTAAATCCAAGGGCTTGTCCATCAACTTTGTGTCGAGAGAAAAAAGATTTCATTCGTTTCAAAGTATCAATACTTATGTTTTCGCCACGGGCTAATTGACCTGCACGGG